GGACAAACATCCAACGTTGAGGGGCGGTATGTCAGCACCGCGAACACTACGGCGATCACGTTCTATGTCTCCGCGACTTCAAACACCGGTACTGCATCGGCCGACGCCTACAGCGACACCGCTCGCAACACGTTCAACGACGGAGAAGTGGTTCTCGGAAACGAGTCCGGCGCGCAGGGCACCGTCAAGACTGATGGTATCACCTTCGGGGACATGGACAATAAGTGGTTTACCGTTATTGATTCGGTGATTGGCATCACCAAAGTCTTCGCGCCCTATGACTCTCGTCTTTCTGCGGACATTCTATTTGACCCGCAAGCACAGTTCAATATCTCCTTGATGTCGAGCTTTACCGCGAACTCTATTATTCCATATTATGTTGGTCGTAGCTATCAGCAGTTGTTGAATGATATGTTCCGCGGCCGGCCGGCGATTCGATTCTCGCGTCACATGAACCGGCTCTATATGGATGTGAATTGGTATGTCACATTTATACCCGGTCAGCATATCATTCTTGAAGGATATCGCACCATCGATCCCGCAGGGTATACAAAAGTGTGGACCGACCGTTGGTTACAGCGGTATGCCACATCACTAATCAAACGTCAGTGGGGAGTAAACCTTTCCAAGTATAGCGGCATCGCGATGCCGGGTGGCGTACAGTTGGATGGTAAGGGTATGTTAGCTGAAGCTAATCAAGAAATTACGACACTTGAAGAACAGGTGCGAAGCGAGTTCCAAGAACCGCCAATGTTCATCGTGGGATAAACCATGCCGGTCAATTCCTATTTTAACCACACTAAGGTTGTTAGTGAACAGGATGTTGTTCAAGATCTGATCGATGAATCGATTGCGATCTATGGGCACAGTGTTCATTACGTTCCTCGGAACGACGCGAACATCGACGCGTTCCTCGGTGAAGATCCCCTGTCCAATTTCACAGAAGCCTTCGAGATTGAGATGTACGTAAAGTCATTTGACGGGTTTCAGGGACAATCGGAATTTGTGGGGAAGTTTGGTTTGCACATTGAAGACCAGATGTACCTCACAGTGTCTCAACGCCGGTTCCGCAATTCGGTCATGAGTCAAACGGCGATCACGGCGATGAAGCGGCCGCGGGGTGGCGATCTTATCTACATCGAGATGGATGCAGACAATCGCTTTCTGTTCAACATTCGATTTGTGGAAAACAAGGAAACCCTATTTACGTTGGGTAAACTCTACACCTATGAATTGAAGTGTGAGATGTTCAACTTCAACAACGAAGGGGTGACAACGGGCGTGGACGATATCAATGAGGTCGCTAACAAATTTGCTTATACCATCAACCTCGATATGAAAGCCGCGGGAGGTTCGGGCGACTACAGCAAAACCGAAACGGTTTATCAGGGTGCAAGTCTGGCGGCCGCTACCGCGACGGGTGTGGTATGGGATTGGGATTCCACAACTCGTCTGCTTCGCGTGCAGGACATCACCGGCACGTTTGTTGCGAATACGGCCGTGGTTGGTGGCACCTCTGCCGCTACGTGGACAGTGGTTGATACGACACCGGGCATCACACCGAGTACCAATGATCCAATTACTGATAATGAATTCTTGCAGGGTAATCCGTTGAGTGTCGTTGTGTCTCGCGGCACGCGACCGAATTCAGGCTAATGAACACACACTTCAAACATCTGCACATGCGCCGATATCTACTGGCGTTTGGTTCCCTGTTTGACGATATCACCATCACGCGAGAAAACTCAGATGGTGACGAAGCATTTCGTCAACAGGTGCCATTGCAGTATGGTCCGAAAGAACGTTGGTTAGTTCATCTGACACAAGATCCTGATTATGGGAAGGGTGTGGGTCAAGTAGTTCCCCGTATGTCGTATGAGATGACGAGTCTCGTCTATGATACGACGCGCAAGCTGAATACACTCGATAAGCTCAAGTTCAATAGCAACGAAGCACACAAGCTCGCCAAGCTCTACGTTGGTGTGCCGTATGTGATGAACGTTCAGTTGTCGGTGTTGGTGAAACTTCAGCAGGATGGAATGCAGATCGTTGAACAGATTCTTCCGTTCTTCACGCCGGATTACACGATTGCTGCGCGCCCGTTAGAGAACTATCCCGATCTTTTGGATCAGGTGCCCGTTGTTTTACAGAGCGTATCACACTCGGATAACTACGAGGAAGACTTCATCAAGCGGCGCGCCATTGTCTGGACGTTAGACTTTGCGCTGAAGGTGTTCTTCTATGGTCCGATCAGACAGAGTAGACGAATCGAAGAAGTTATCGTCAACCTCTACAATTCGCCACATGCGGATCTTGCGGCGCCGACACCGGATGCCTTACCGAAGGCGACGATCAATGTACTCGCGGATCCGCCGACACAGAACGTTTCATCGGGTACGGCGATTACGTCGAATACAACGATCACCGAAGTCCTCACTGCGGCCGGCTCCTCGGAGTCACCGTCTTCGTCCGCATCACCGTCATTCTCGCCGTCTGCTTCACAGTCACCATCGGCCTCTGTGTCGCTATCACAATCCCCGTCTAGCTCGCAATCAGCATCGGTGTCGCCGTCGCCATCGGTATCTCCATCATAGGTGGTTTGATAACAAAAATATAATATGTCTGATAATTTGAATGAAATCTTTGATGTGGCGCCGGAGCTAGTAGCGGATACGGCACTAACCACTACACAGGCGGCGCCGGTTGTAGTTGCCGAAGTCGTAGATGACAAGACGGCGCAAGAAAAACTAGATCGGGATTTTGAGGCCGCTCGCGGCAACATCACACAGATGACGAATGACGTGACGGAAGCTGCCAAGAGTGCTATTCTACTTGCACAGAGCGGGGACAGCCCGAGAGCGTATGAAGTTGTTGCGACGATGCTCACCGCGATTGTGAATGCCAATAAAGAACTTGTCAATCTCCATAAAATCAAACAAGATGCTGCGCCACAAGGATCGGGCGCGGGGGATGGGGGCGGAGTGAACATAGAGAAGGCCGTGTTTGTCGGACGCGCCGCTGATCTCTTGCGTGAACTCCGCACCCTCCAAAAAGAAACTAAATAGCAGCGAGGTTTATTATGAATCCATCGCCATATAGCCCGATGAAAGTGTACTGGCATCGCGACCGCCTCGATGCACTCGCTCGCGGCGAAGTCCCTTCACCCACACAAGTCCAACTGATCATCAGCGATCTTTGTAATCAGGATTGTAGCTTTTGCGCGTATCGTATGAGTGGCAACCTCAGCAATGAATTGTTTGGTGAGGCGCGTGAAGATGGCAGTGTCAATAACAATCCGAATCGTATGATTTCGTACGAGAAGATTATCGAGATTTTAGAAGACTCCGCAGCGATGGGCGTCAAGGCGATTCAGTTGACCGGTGGTGGCGAACCCACTGTACATCCCAAGTTTGAACAGGTTGTGGAAAAGTGTTACGAGCTTGGATTGGAAGTTGGCGTCGTGACGAATGGTGTCAAGCTCACACCGAAGCTGATTGATCTACTCACGAAAGCGATGTGGGTGCGCGTGAGTGTGGATGCATCAACCGTCGATTCGTATGTCTCCATTCGTAATGTGCCTATCGCGCACTACACGCGTGTGTGGAATAACATCAAAGCGTTAGCGGAACGAAAGAAGGCCACGGGTAGCAACGTAACGATTGGTGTCGGGTTCGTTGTCACCAAGGAAAATTATAAAGAAGTCGTTGATGCTACCGCCCAAGCACGGGCAGCCGGGGTGGACAACTTTCGTATTAGCGCCGTATTTCAGCCAGAAGACGAAAAGTATTTTGAGACATTTCACGCAGAGGCCGTCAAGCTCTGTAGTGATGCGGAAGTATTAGGGTCAGATACATATCAAGTCGTGAATATGTTTGGTGACCGCGTGAGTGACTTGGTGCTGAAGTATCCCGATTATGAGTTCTGCGGGTATCAACACTTCAATACCTATATCGGTGCGGACCTGAATGTGTATCGTTGTTGTGTGCTTGCGTATAACACACGCGGCGTTGTTGGTTCACTCAAGGAACAGACGTTTGCACACTTGTGGGCAAATGACGCGCCCGGCGCATTTAAGGGCTTCGATGCGGGTGGATGTCCTCGCTGCCAGTTCAATAATAAGAACCGCGAAATCATTCGGGCTCTGGTGACGCCGCCACATGTGAATTTTGTATGATGCGAGCGTCGGTCGTGTTGTCTACATACAACCGTGCCGACATTCTGAACGGCACACTTGCTTCCATCTTTCGTCAGCAGGTACCGTTTGACTATGAGGTCATCGTCGTTGATGACGGTTCGTCTGATCACACGACGGAGGTGCTGTCACGCTATCCCGTGGTCACGGAACGTATCGAGCGCCCAGAGGGACATCGCAATCCAGCATATCCACGCAATCGAGCTATCGCATTAGCGTCGAGTGATATTCTGATCATGCAGTCGGATGATGTATGGCACGAAACAGCACAGACGATTGAAGAACTCACCAATGCGGCGACCGCACAGCCGAACGCCGCGTTCTTCGCCACCGTCTATAATGTCAACGCCGACGGTGTGGTGATTGATACGTTTGTCCATCCGCGCACACGACGGCGCGCATTATTCTTTCTTGGTGCCATTCACAAGTCGCGTCTGTGTGCGATTGGTGGAAATGATGAAGCCTTCACGGAAGCAGGATATGAAGATGCGTGGTTGCGAGACTGTCTACAGCACGGCGCGCAGTGCCCGTTCGTGTTCTTGAGCGGGCCCGTCGCGCACCACCAAGATCATACGCGCCCCTCGAAAGATTACGGTACACAGCGTGGCACGAAGGCGATGCGGAAACTTTATAAGCACAAATGTACGGAAGCGTCACGCGGAGCTATTCCATGGCGCGCAGAGATAAGTAGTTTATATGCCGAAGAGTACGCGTAGTAATAAAGGGTACAATGGGAACTCTAATCTCCCATTGCCCGATGAGATTGTCCAACTCACCAAAGCCGAGTTAACAGAGTATGTGAAATGTGCGGATGATGTCAATTATTTTATCAACAACTATGTCAAGATCGTTCATGTGGACCACGGTATCGTACCTTTCAAGATGTGGCCGTTTCAAGAAACGATCATTGATGTCTTTAATAACAACCGTTTCACCATTTGTAAAATGGCGAGACAGTCAGGCAAGTCTACGGTTGTTGTCTGCGGCTACTTCCTCTGGTATATTCTGTTTCATACCGATGTCAGTGTTGGTATTCTGGCGAATAAAGAAAGCACCGCCATTGAACTCCTACGGCGTCTCAAGCAATCATTTGAGTTTCTGCCCGGGTTTCTGAAACAAGGAATCGTCAAGTGGGATCAGAAGCTCATTATGTTTGCCAACAACTCGCGTGTACGGGCCGAGTCCACGTCTGCGAGTGCTATTCGTGGAGACACGTTTAATATTCTATTCCTTGATGAGTTTGCTCACGTTCCCGATAACATTGCTGGCGAGTTTATGACCTCGGTGTTTCCGGCAATCTCATCTGGTAAGACCACCAAGCTATTTATTATCAGCACGCCGAAAGGCTATAACCTCTTCTACAAAATTTGGAATGATGCGGTAGAGGGACGGAATACCTATAAGACGGTTGGGTTCACCTGGCGCGACGTGCCTGGGCGTGATGATGCGTGGGCAGATGAAACTCGCAAGAACATCGGTGAGCAGCAGTTCGAACAAGAATTTAACTGCTCGTTTCAAGGTTCTGCTAATACTCTCATCCCCGCCTACAAGCTGGCACAGATGTCCTTCAAGTCGCCGATGGAGGATCGTGGATCACTCAAGATCTATGTGCCTCCTGTGCGTGCCAACGAGACTGACCCGTCGCATGTCTATGTGATGACAGTGGATACCTCGCAAGGGCAGGATCAAGATTTTGCAGTCGCGAGCATCTTTGATATTTCGATTACGCCATTTCGTCAAGTTGCGGTCTTTCGTCGGAACGATATCACTCCACAGTTGCTTGCACCGGTCCTGAAACAGATCGGCCAGCATTATTGCGATGCATTCATCCTTGTGGAGATTAACGATGTCGGATTGATTGTCGCGGATTCGTTGCGTATGGAACTGGAGTATGATAATCTAATCTTTATCAAGTCGGATCCCAAACGTGGGCAGATGCTTGGTGGTGGGTTCCACCCCAAGGCGCGTCTGGGATTGCGAATGACACAAGCAACGAAACGGATTGGTTGCGCTCAGGTGCGAACGATGGTCGAGAAAGACCAGTTGCTCATCTTTGATTATCAGACGATTCGGGAACTGACAACCTTTGTCGCCAAGGGTGCTAAATACCAAGCAGAAGAAGGCGCACACGATGACTGTGTGATGACGCTTGTCCTCTTGGGGTGGCTCACTGCACAACATGGATTTGAAAACTATGTCGGATTGTCGATGCGAAAATTGCTGATGAACGAATCGGAACCCGTTTCGTTAGACGAGCCTTTTGTCGGATTCTTTGACACAACCGACCACTCGCTCGATTGGGATTGGGACCCAAGTTCACCGAATGTGGTGGACGATCCCGACTTCTGGCGCGAATAGGTGAAAGTTTGGAAGTCCTAAATAGATGTGTTGCTGCGTAACCAGCACACTCAATTTTAGCACTCCATTACGGGGAGAGGGTTTAAGCTATGGCATTTCAAGTATCGCCTGGGGTCAACACATCTGAAGTAGATCTGACTGCTGGCGTTCAAACAATTTCGACATCCGCCGCCGCTTTTGCTGGCCCGTTCGCATGGGGTCCCGCACTTGAGTCAACCTCTATTGGGTCAGAGTCAAGTCTGGTG